TCCGTTACCGACCGGGTTTCCGCTCCGGACGGAACCGACCTGACAAATTGGGAGGAACTCCCCGAGGCGGAAGCGAACAACTCGGCAACTCTCGCTAATGAGGCAGCCGATAAAGCGAACCAAGCGGCGGAGAGTATCGCATACAACGAGAATGGTTTTTACATTTCCCATGCTTTTCTTGAAGCCACAGATTTAAGGTATATAGGATTCAAAGAGATAAAAAACGACAAAACTTGTTACCTGCTTACGATGGGCAGGTGCTTGAAGTTTTCTTTGGACACTTACGAGGTGTTTTGGGACGTCAAATTGGAGGATTATGGAGTGTCTTGGCATAACTCAGCCGAGCAATTGAGGGTAATCGATGATACCGTATATATTATATGTACGAAATACAATGACCGAAATACCGGTATTTGGCTTGTAAAACTGAATGAGGAAAACGGTGCTTTCATTTCAGAAGAGCTGATACCTATTCCTGTTCAGTATGTATACTCTACATTCAAGAACAAAGAAGTCTTAATTACAAAGGACTATATATACGGGGTTGATAGTGTCAATAAACAGATACTCCGATGTTCGATGGAAGACAAGGTGGTAGAAATTGTCGATTCCATAGACCCCGCCGTAGGCATCTATACTGTATTTGGAAATAGATGGATAACCCTGCCAGATGGAAGTGTGAAGTACACCCTTGTTTGGGTTTCTGCCAAAAACCATATCAAGATTGTAGATGAAGATAATAATCTGTACTCGATAGAGCTGGCCTTCTCAAATAATCAACAGATTACAACATCACAGACTAACACTGTATATAACATAAATTTAAAAACAGGACAGTTTAATTTTATGTTACACATAAGTAGATATGTAATTGATCTGACGAATGAGGGAAACAATTTATTCTCCGCTGATAATATCAATGCAAGGAGCTCGTATCAAAATTTCCCATACAACGCCGAATTTTATGGGAATAGTATGACAACCCCAGATGTCAATGTGAGTACTAATATTTTGTCTTTGGAAAATCAAGGGTTTTATAGACCTATTACCAACAAGGCCTATATTTTCATGTCGAACGATCTAGATATGTTACTTGCTGCCAACCTTTCTACTTCAAGAACCGGCGTAAGGTGTCAGATTGAAATAATCAATCCTATTTAATTGAATAATTATGTATATAGCTATTAAAAACGAGAAGATTATAGGCATATACGCCGACAATGAGAGAGAAGGGTTGATAGATGTCGGTATTATCCCATCTCCCGAAGAGATACCCGGAAAAATACCCGTGATGTATTACCGGAACGGGGCGATAGTCTATGAGTACGAGGAAGCACCGGAAACGACGGAGGACGGCACGGAAACACCTCCCGTACCAATGGACTACGGAGAAACGGTAAACGAGTTAATACGTCGGAAATATACCTTGTCGGAGGAGTTGGCGATACTTCGGCAAAGAGGTACGAAAGCAGAGGAGTTCGAGGCTTATAACGCCTATGCGGAATCCTGCAAAGAGGAAGCCAGATTATTAATCGAAAAACAGAAACATTGATATGGGAGGGATAAACGAGGCTACGGAGGTAGCCAGAGGGATAAGCGAACAGGGGTTCTTGGTGATGACCGCAGCATTCTTCTTGGTATTGTCGGCCATGATGATGGTGGCCTGCTTCAAGTGGTTCAAATCGATTATCACCAAGAGCATGGAGGATTACGGAGAATCCCTGAAAGAGCTTATCGAAAAAACGAACGACCAGAATAACATGTTGTCCGACATATCGGAAGGGTTGAGGCAGGAAACCTTGTTGCGCTTGAAAGTGGTTATAAACAACGCTATTGACTTGTCTGTCGAGCAGGTATGCCGGATTATTAAAGACGTCCGAGAGGAGAACAACATCGACAAGAAGGAGCGGACAAAAGAGAAAATACACGCAAGGGTATGGAATGTTCAATACGAGCGGGCAAACGACTTTAACTATTTCACCTATCACGGCAAGAAGGTCTCCGATTTCACCAACCCGAAATGGGGTGAATGGGTGGCTGACGTGGTAGAGAGCGAGGTCTATTCTGACAAAGTTAACAACGGTAGAGCCTATGCCAATGTGAAGCAAGTTTACGAAAGGATAAAACACGATTTTTTTAACAGATTAGAAAATGGAAACGATGAAAGCAATTTATGACAAATTGGTAAAGTGGATTGAAAATATTCCCCACGACAAGCTGCTGCATTTTATCGCAGGAGGTGTCATCGCCTCTTTCTTCGCCATCGTGATAGGTGCGACGGCGGAATATTGTGTGCTGTTCTCTGCCATAGCGGGCTGTATCAAGGAGGCTGTCGACGAGTGGAGGAAGCCGGGGGCTTGGTCGTATGCCGACTTGCTGACGACCATTTTGGGCGGGTTTCCCATACAGCTGTTTGTATGGATTGCGTGAAAGATTGAATGATTTATAACCCGGCGACGGGAAAGCGTTCTTTGACTTCTTGGAATCACCGTTTGATTTATCGTAAAAAAGTATAAGAATTGGTTGCATGTTACGATATTTTTTGTTACTTTGCAACAAGATGATAAGCGATACCTATAAATACGATAGCGTTACGGTTGCAAACTATATCATTGCGTTTGCTAACCAGAATAAGTTTTTCATTAACATGACTAAGCTTCAAAAGTTGTTGTATATAGCTTATGGAGTATATCTTTACGTAAAGAACGAACGCTTGACAAACGAGCACCCTCAGGCTTGGCCGTATGGTCCGGTTTTCCCGACCACTCGAAATAAATTGATAAAAAAGGATTTTTCAGAAATTTCCCTTTCTGATGAAAACCTTGAAAAAATAGCCCGTGATTCCGAAATGGAATCTCTGATGAAACTGGTCTTTGGCAGCTATGGTTCTAAAACTGCCGCCTATCTGACGGAATGGTCTCACAAGCCCGGTTCTCCGTGGGATAGGACCGTTAAGCAGCCTTCATTCAGTTGGGGGGATAGAATCCCGGATAGTTATATCCAAGAGTATTTTAAGACACTAATTTCTCCCAAAGCATGACTAAACAGAAAGATTCTTTTAGCGGCTTGGATTTACGTAGTGAGAATGGTGTCCATATTTCTCCAGACTCAAATTTGGGCGATATAGACGACAAGAATTTATCCGAACAAATACGGGAGCGATATTCACAAGATACACAATTTCGTAAACATTTGGCCAGATGGGTCATGTGGATTATCCCCATATGGTTATTCATAGTAATTGCCATTCTTGTATTTTGCGGGATCGGATTATTTTCATTGGGACCGGAAATATTGATAGCTCTACTGGCTACGACAACTATCAATGTATTAGGTTTAGCCAATATCGTATTAAAGGGTATTTTCCCGAACAGAAAAAAATAAACATTGCTCACATGGATACAAAAGGTTCATTCCCCTATGTCCAGAACTCGTCCGATACGGATTCTCAACCTCCGATACCGGCTGATTATTCTCCAAAATTCGATGAAAGTTATTTAAATTCTTTAATCGAAAAGGCTTATCCTCGTCTAAAAGATGTCGACCCTGTACAATGGCTCGATGAATTGAGGAGAGAGGATTGATAATGCCTTCGGCCTACGTTTGTCCCATTTTCAATAACGGATAAGCCTAACCCTAAGGCTACTCTCTCATACATTCGTTACAAGCGGTGATTCTAAAAAGTCACCGCTTTTTTTGTCGCCAAAAATGAAGAATGGATATGAAATACTTCACGATGAAAGAACTCACAAAGAGTTCGACGGCCGATAAACTGGGTATAGACAATACCCCTACTCCCGAAGCGTCTGTTGCGCTGTCGAACCTTGTCACCCATGTTTTAGACCCCTTGCGGGAGATGTACGGGAAGGCGATAACCGTCAATTCGGGCTATCGTTGTCCCAAACTCAATGCCGCCGTGGGTGGTGCGAAAAACAGCCAGCACATGAGGGGTAATGCGGCGGATATAACGGCAGGGAGCAAGACGGAGAATAAGAAACTGTTCGAGCTTATACGGGATAACCTTCCCTTCGACCAGCTTTTGAATGAGAGCGATTACAGTTGGGTGCACGTGTCTTATGTGTCGAAATCGAAGAACCGGAAACAAATACTGAGCTTATGAGACATGTACCTCTTTTCATCATTACTATTTTGCTAATGTCCGCAATATGGTCTTGCCGTTCGGTGAAGTATGTGCCTATTCCTTCGAAATCAGATATAAAAGATTCTGTAAATATAATCGATTCTCTGATTCTACGCTATGAAACAAGAACGATAGATTCGATATTTATCAAGGATTCAACTGTCATTGTACAGGATAATGAGGGGAATGTAATCAAGGAAAAGTACTATCGTGAAACGGAGCGATATAGAAGCCTTGAAAGAGATTTTAACGAGCTTAAACGGAAATATGAAGAATTGAAAAAGGAGAAGACGGACAGCATACAAGTACCCTACCCCGTCGAGGTAGTAAAGTACAAGACTCCCCGATGGTGCTGGTGGGCTCTCGGTGGCATTGTCTTGCTACTTGTCCCTTACATCGTGAAATGGATAACAAAATTGAAAGGACTGGGTTTCTTGATATAATTTGATTTACGACTCCTTCCGAGGCTTCGGAGTATAAAGGAAAGCCTCAATCTCTTGCTGCTCTTCCAAAACTAACAAGAGACAACATCACTGGGAATGTTACGAGGCTTTCACAGCCTTTAAACAGGAACGTGATGTTTTTTATTGTGTCAACAATCTATAATTTAACAAATATTTAAAAAGGCAAGAGATATGAAAACCAATGAAATCTTTGAACACGTCTTGCAAATCGTTTGCGAGGAATGTGAGCTGTGTTACGGCGAATTGATCAACGGTGCGAACAAAAATGCGGTCGACGCACGTTGCCTGCTCATCTGTGCGTTGGTATCGCTCGGATTTACGGAAGAAAATATAGCGTCTTACTTGTCTATGACAAGACAAGGAGTGAATAAGTTGAAAAATACGTTATCACACAGGATTTCACAAAGTTACATTCTATTAAAGAACAATCAACTAATTAGCAAACGTATAGCAACTGAAATTCATAGATAGCAACTGTTATGACCGTATGTTTGACACACCGGAAGATGTTCTTTCGGTATAACTAAAAAAATAAAAACATATGGAAGGAATTAACAGAGAAATCGTAGAAAAGAAAGTCTACGAAGAAGGAAAGAAAGAGTATGCCTCTAAGGGTGTAGGTAATGCCGGTTTAGCATTGGGAATCGTCGGTACGGCTCTTGGCGCAGGTGCGCTTTGGGGAAGACGCAACGGGATTTTCGGTGGCGGTTCCATGCCTGAGAACGTAAACATCAACACGACGACAGGTGGCTGGGGAGGTTCAAGTGCTGTCGCTCCCACCGCATTTCAAGCATGGGAAAAAGAATGTGAGGATGCAATTGCTCTCACCAATACCATTTGGGGATTAAAAGTCAACACGCAAGACCAAATGTATGCACATCGTGAAACCGATGTGGCTGAAAAATTCCAGTTGTATAAGTCGCAAATCGATGCAGATTTCGGGCTTTACAAGACAAGCCGAGATTTATACGATGTATTGAACGAGCGATACGCCAACAAATTCAATGAACTAGACAAGAAGGTAGCTGTTTTGGAAGCCACCCGTCCGTATCAAGACAGATTGATTCAGTGCGAAATTGATCGTGCCTTCACAGCCTCCATCAATTACACGGATCGCAAGACTTGCCGAGCTATCTATGGCGTTGTAGGTCTTCCTTCTACTCCTACCGTAACTGTTTTGGAGGGTGCAAACCCTTTCGGTTGCAACTGCAAAAGAGCAGCGTCGGAAACTCCGACGGCATAAAGGCCGAAAAGAAACGCAAGAAAAAGCGTTAGTGGTAGAGCCCCTTCGGGGGCGATACCACTTTCATTACCGATTACTAACCACTAACACGAATAATTATGAATTTTACAGACCCTTTATTAAACGACAGGAACTTTTCTATCCCCGAATTGGAGAGAGAACAGGAAGCCATGCAACAAAAAATTGCTGAAATGAAAAGAAACTATCGGCAATCTGCGCAAACGACTTCTTCTCCCGTGTGGGACGAAATAGACAGGATTATGGACTCCTTGACCGAAAAGGAGTTTAGGTTTATGCAAGAGAATGAAGAATTTCAGCAAAGCAGCATGGAAATTCAGAGTATTCTCAACCGGGAGTATATGCGGATTATGAGACCGATAGTCGAAGGGACAAAGGACGGGAAAGATGCGTTGGACAAACACCTTACCCTCACCAAACGATTGAAGAAAACTGTTAAGGACGAAGCGGATAAAAAGGACGCCTTGATGAACGAATATATTACTCAGTACAGCGACATGAGCTGGAATGAATTTATGGATATGAAACAAAGAAAAACATCGTCTAAATCTAAGAAATAATGGAACTGAAAGAAAAACTGGAAGCTGTAAAAACAAAGTTTAATAGGGCTGCTCATACATGGATAGATGATAGGATCGATGATTTTACACGAAATAATCCCCAATTAAAAACTGTATCCACATACCTCAAACGTGGAGCAAAAAATTATTTGTTGAAAGAAGACAAAAAGATTAACGAACTTATCGATGGATTATCTTTATTTATTTGCGACGAAAATGGGAACATAGATGTTAATATGCTATTCGATGATTTCATTGAAATGTTCAATTCTATGGAAGAAAGAGAATTTAATCTGGGTATTCTTAAAGGTAATCTTGGCTCCGGGGCTATGAAAATAGAAATACCAAATAATCTCCTGACTAATTTGGTATTTGGAAATATGGGGTATATTCGTATTACATCGGGAGACTTAGTTGAGCTTAAAGAATTATTTATAACGGAATGAAAGCGTTATAAGCAGAAAATTTCAAAGGAATATTAGGAAATGCAAATGATGAACAGGGAAATGCCGGGGTGAGAAGCTCCGGCATTCGTGTTTAATTCCATGTCAATCATTTTTGCGGAAAATCTTCCACAACTATACGAAAATAGACTATATCGTATAAAATAATGAGGAAAATTTTCCACATCATTCGTTTTGTTAAATATTGATAAATCATGAAATATTTATACTATAATATTTTGTATATACAATAAAATGTAGTATCTTTACCATGTAATCAAAAACAAACAGTAACCAATTAAAAAAAACGATATGAAAACTCAAATTAAGTACTTAATCAGTGGTCGTAAAGATGTGATAATCGACGAAACGAATGCCAAGTATGACAATGCCAATAAATCTACCTCTCATAACGGGTTTGCAGGAACAAACAAAGAAGAACGCACAGAAATAGCACGGCGTGTGATAGAAGAAAATCCTGACGGGCTGAATATTGAGATTAAAGGTGTTTTATTGTCGTTAAATCGTATATCTTCTGAATCTGGCAAAACAGTCTGGTTTGAAAACGAAATTACGGAGGACGAATACAAGCGAATATTGGGTTACGATTATCCGTCTACCCAATCACAATGGTCGGCAACATTTCTAGTAAACAACGATATGACGGTTGAAATTCAATTAGCAAAAAGGAAAAACGACAATAGCACATGGAAGTATAACCGTAATTTCAATATCGGAGAAGAATTTGTAACCATTCTATAAAATTATGAAAAGGGAATTTCCATTATTCATTGTAGACCATAACCGGGCGCACAAGTTCGGAGAAGTCGACTTCATATACTGTTCGGACATAGACAATGGATTCATCGCCAAAGTCGAGTATATGGACGGTATTGTTGAGGAAGTCGGAGAAGATTACCGCATAGAGCCCGGATTGTCAGGGTCGAATCTCTCCGCGAAGATCAGCATTAAGCGTATTACCGGTAAAAATCCTGATAAGACTAAAATACGAGGCCTTTTAAAACAGGCTATGAAGTATTATACATCGCTATCGACATTCTCGGCAGACATCGGCAATATTACGGTTCGGCAAATGGTGTTGTTCATTGATACGCTGATTTTAGACGGTCGTAAGAATGCAATTACAGCAGGTAGTGATTATAATTATAGGAATACGGTATTAACATCTATCGCATTTTTAGAGGCAATAAAGAAGGAATTAATAGGAGTATGACAATAGAAGAATTATCGAAACAAGTGCGTAAGATTCGCGAAGAAAAGGGATTGACCCAATATAATATCTGGAAACAGGGTATGAACTTTGGGACTGTCAATGCCATTGAAAGTGGGAAGAATGTCAACTTGAAAAACTTCCTTAAATACTGTGAGATTGTAGGAATTGATGTAACTTTGGAAGAGAAAAAACAAACAGATAATACATTCAACAAATATAAAAACAAGCGTAATATGAATAATTCAAATCAACAAATTTGCATTGGAAAAACGACCGATAGTTTCGAAGTGCTAAAAAAGTTATGCGAAGAAAAGGCTAAATCTTTATTGTTAACAATGGATTTTTCTTCTGAACCGACAAAATCTGTATCTTTTTGGACTTCAGATTTTCCTGAACTTATTTGTATTGGTAATTTTTTTAAAGAAAAAGAAGGTAACATACATTATGATTTAGATTTCTCACAAAGCACATTATAGCATTTGTAAGCTGATTGTATATAATAGGCTGTCCCAGATTCTATTTTGAGGCAGCCTATATTTTATTCTCCTTTAATTAACTTGATGTATTGTAAATTAGAGATGTCATATTTGTCTGGATTGTTTACATAATCAATAACAAGATTTATCACACATGAAGCTTGCTGTTTCCTTACTTTTGTATAATATCGTATTACACCTCTTGATGTATCAGAATGTCCCAAACAATAATCGATAATAGAATCTGGAACGCCTAATTCAGATGCCATTTGAGCAAATGTTTTCCTCGCTGAATAATAAACAACCTTTTCCTTTATCCCCAACTCCTCGCACATTTTTTGTATGCACTTTGACAAATAGCTCCTAAAATTATTATATGACAGTTTGTATCCGAAATCTAATTTCCCGGTTTTATTATTTATCCATCTTTTTATGATTGGTTTTGCGCATTCTGGAATATCAAAACTAGTAACAACTTGTTCATCTGTCATATTCTTTGCTTTTTGTCTTATATATGAAATTATATTCATATTTCGGAAATCTATATCTAATAAGTCTATAAGGTTTATCCCGCCCAAATAGAATGATAGGCAAAATAAATCACGAGCCATAACTAATTTTTTACTTGTTGGGTTCGATAATCTAATCATATTTATAGTTTCGACACTAACACATATATCTCTTACCCTTGATGCCGATATTTTAATAGAATTAAATGGATGCTCTTGTATTATAACATTATGCTCTTTAATAGCACGATTGATTATTGTTTTTATATTTCTTAATTCTATAGAAATCGAAGCTTTCGACAATGATTTTTTTCTCAAAAACTTATCATAATTACTGATAATATCCTTATTTATATCTGTGATAAGAAGATCTCCATTTGTAAATTCTGTAAATTTACGTAAACTCCTATCCATGATACCAGCATATCCTTTTTGGTTATTTTCTAACAAAGTTTTAATATACAGTTTACATATTTCAGCAAAAGTAGGAATCTCATCACTAGACGAATTTTCTAACATATTCTTCAGTTGAGCACTTGTATATAGACCTATGTTTCTTATATTATCTAGTTTTTCCTGATATAAATTAAGAAGATTTCTCAGCTTTGTATTAATGATAGCCGCATCATTTCGTTTAACAACTTGACCATTTTTAAATTGAGATTCAGAATCTATTACGAAACGGGTAACAATGTAGCTTGTCACTTGCTTATGACATATTGCGATTCTAATTTTATGAGAACCGTTTTTTAACTTCTTTGCAGGAATAATTGTTAATTTGATAGTAGCCAT